GGTGGTCGTGTCTATTTGTGGGATAAAAGATCCACTTCGGTTACAGAAATCAGCATTCCAGGAGATCCTAACCCATCCATTTTCAATCAAGGTTGGATGCTTCAGGCTGAAAACTTTCTAATCATTCAAGATGGATTCAGCCGGCCTTTGATTTGGAACGGAGCATCCATGCGTCGCGCTGGCAATGATGAGATTAAGTGCGGAACCGTGATGGGGTATGTTCAGGGGCGAATTTGGTACGCACTCCCAAACGGTCTTTCATTTAGGGCTACCGATATTGTATATGGCAATGGTCAGCGTTCAGACGTTCTGAAAGAGACTGAAAACACGTTCTTAAACGAAGGTGGAGATTTTACCGTTGCTCAAGATTCAGGAGGCATTACCGGTATCGGCATCCCGGCAGTTCTGAACACGGCTTTGGGCCAAGGGCCACTGCTCATAATGACTCCAAAGTATGTGTTCTCAATTAACGCACCAACGGATCGCACAACCTGGAAAAACCTGAACTACCCGATTCAGTCCATTTCTCTAGTTAATTACGGGTCGGTATCGTCCAGGTCGTGCGTTACTGTAAACGGTGATGTGTACTATCGTGCTCCAGACGGCATTCGATCGTTTATTGCCGGCCTTCGGCAATTTAGCGATTGGGGCAACACTCCATTGTCCAATGAGATGTCGTTTTTGGTAAAACAGGATCAGTCGGACCTATTGGCCTACTGTTCTGGCATCACATTCGACAACCGATTGATAATGACCTCCTCTCCGTATCACTCGGACAAAGGAGTTTTGCATCGAGCATTATCAATTCTTGAATTCAATCTAATTTCCGGACTAAAGGGTAAGCTTCCTCCGTCTTGGGAGGGGATGTGGACTGGTTTGGATATTCATCAAGTCGCCAAGGTTGAATATGCTGGCAATGAAAATGCATATATCATTGCTAGAAATCGAAGCACAATGGCTGTTGAGATTTGGGAAATAACCAAAGACGACGATTCAGATACGCCAGCAGCAAATGTTCAAACCCCTATTCAGTGGGAAATTCAAACCAAGGCGTACAACTTCGATCAGCAGCAGTTCAAAAAGCGCCTAGATTCTGCTGAAATTTGGGTCGATGACCTTCGCGGAAACTGCGAGTTTGATGTCAAATACAAGCCGGACCAGTATCCGGCCTGGGTCTGTTGGCATTCGTGGTCGGAATGCGCAAACATCAATTTGTGCTCCGGATCCGGATGCGGCGCTCCAATTCAAAACCTTCAGCCTCAGTATCGACCTAAAATGAGGCTTCCGACCCCATCGGATGCGTGCGACCCGATTATCGGAGAACAGTTTAAGCGTCTATTTGATGTCCAGTTGCGGATTGCAATGACAGGGCATGCTCGGATAAAACTTCTACGGGTGAATGCCATTGAAATTCAAGAGCCTACCGTTGGCGAATGCCGAACCGACTCGGCATGCTCATCGTTGGCCCTGAACTGCTCCAGCCAAACAAGTTGCGACTGTTCGATGCTGGATACATGCGCCCAATACTTGTTTGCTTACCGGTCTGACCCTGGAAACTGATTACGCTTATGCCTTTGCCAACCACCCTAATTTCGCTGACTCCGCCGACGCTGCCGATCAATTATTGCCCAACCAGTTATCAGGCGTTGGCCAACGATCTGATCGGTCAAACCACCGCTCAGTTCCCTGCTACGACCGGGAATTTGTATTACAATACCGGCAACACTGCACCTACGGCGGACAACCGTATCTATCCCTGGCTGGATAATGATGCGAATTGGTGGATTTGGAGCAATGCTTACACGGCTTGGGTCCGTAAGAATCCGGTAGATTCTGGAAGTTCAGAGCGGCGAATCTGGCTTGGAAACACAACGGATCTTCTTTCCTACGATGGCGGAGACGGCACTTCCACGGTTTATGCTGCTGCCGGTCCCATGTGGGAAGTCGATACCACAATGTCCGCAGTGTTCCCAGTTGGTGTCGGAACATTTACCAATAGCGGAGTTGTTTCTGTTGGCCAAAGTACCACAAACACTTCCGTTGTTGGTGAGGATAAGCATGTTTTGCTGGCTGCCGAAATCCCTTCCCATACTCACGTCATTGAAAATCAAGGGGCTGAAAAAGCGCAACGTGGATCTGCGGACTTCCTTGCCGCAACCAATCTTGCAAATCCTGAAAGCACGATTGATCTAAAAACGACTAATTCGTTCGGTGGAGATACAAGCGGGAACACCGTGGCCCACAACAACCTGCCTCCGTTCTACGGCGTCTATTTCATCAAGCGCACCGCACGAATCTATTACGCAAAATGAAGCTCCTTTTTTCACAGGTTAAGCCGCTTGTTGCTCGCGTACTTGGATTCTGCGTGGACGACACCCGTGTTGCTTCGTACACAAACGAGGCGATAAGGCGCTTGCTAAACAAAGGTTTGTGGGCCGGATGCTACGGTCGTTTTACCATTTACACCAAAGACGGGTGTATCGTTTGGCCCCGGATGATCGAGACCATTGAATCCGTGGCAACCTGTTTCGGTGTTGGCCAGGTTCGCAATCAATGGTTTGAATTCCTTGAGGGCGGATTCGGCCTGCAATCCGGCGGAACGGAAGTGACCCCTTGGGGTGGCGCGTACTATTCCGGTTCTAACCTGCTCGATAGGGGGTCGGTCTGTTCCTACAAGGAATTGTCGGGCAACACGACGAGCAAGATCAGGACGTACCCCGGAGATTCCTCGGACGCTGGCAAATACATCACCCTGCAAGGGTACGATCAAAACGGTAACTGGATCCGCACCACCACCGGGCCTGGGGGGGCTTGGATTGACGGCGAACGCATCGCCCTGGCCATGCCGTTCTGCCAAACTACCAACTACTTCACTTCTCTCACCACGGTCATTCGCGAGGCCACCAATACGGTGTCGCGCCTTTACGAGTACAACACCACGACCACGCTTGAGATCGACATTGCCGTGTACGACCCGGACGAAACTCTTCCGGAGTACCGCAAGAGCATGATGCCGATCAACTGCACGCCCACCAGCGGATCGACTTGCGGATGCACCACCGATGGAACTGTTCCGGTCACGGTAATGGCCAAATTGAGGCATATTCCGGTAAGTCAGGACAACGACTTGGTGATTCCACCATGCGCGGATGCCATCAAGCTTATGGTCCAGGCGATTCGTAAGGAGGAAAACGACCTTTTGCCAGAGGCGGTTTTGTACGAAAACAAGGCTGTGCAAACGCTTCAGGAACAGACCATGCAGTTCCTGGGTGACGCAGTGGCCCCGATTCGCATGGTTGGCATGAACATTTCCGGTGGTGGCTTGAACACGATTTACTAATGCTTCTGGAAATTCCATTTGAGCGATTCTTGGAAAAACCGATCACGGAATCGGGTCTTCTCCTTTTGAACGAGGTCATAAAGGCTCACGACCTTGCTGCGACTACAAATCAAAATGCCAGTTCAGCAGCTTGCGTGAATGCGCTTTCCGGTAGCGGATCGTTCTCAAATGGAGTAGCTTCCGCAATTTTGACCCTCGGAAAGCATCATGGCCCGATTTCCGATGCGCGAATGGTGTACGAAAACTTTACCGAGGATTCGGTTCGTCAATGGATACAAGTTAGAGAAAAGGTTCCTGGATTCGGAAACTCATTTTTCAAAGACTCAATCGACCCGTCTTGGGTCCAAGTTGACGTATTGCTGAATGACAAATTTCCAACTGTGTATGCCCGAATTCAAGAACTCGGAAGATTTGTGGAATTGACAGTTGGCAAAAAGATTTACCCGAACGCCGCATTGTTCACTGCCGCCGCATGTTCCGAGATTGGTGTCGCTCACGGTTTTGAGTCGGCAGTGTTTATCATGTCGAGAATTCCAGCATGGGGAGGTCTATGTCGGTCTTGATTCAAATCGTAGGAGTTCCCAGAAGTGGAACCGCTTTTCTTTCGGCGTTTCTGTCAACGCATCCAAAGTGCGTTTCAAACCATGAGCTTGTCGCCACGGATTCAAACTGGAAAGACACGCTGAATAACCAGCTTAAACGGTGGGATTACGTTGTGGACAGCACTACTTACGGGTGGTTGCCGAAAACTACCATTGAAGGTTCCAAGCGGATTGGGTTAACCCGGAAGCCGGAAGAGTCGTCAAAGTGCGCCACCAAAGCGTTTGGATACGCTGTCGATGCTTCATCTATGGATTTTTGCTATGAACAAGTTGTTGAATGGTCAAAAGAGGGTTTGAAATTCGACTACTCGGAGGTTTTCAACGCTGGCATTCTCAAAGCAATTTGGGTTTACTGTTTTGGCAATGAAGAGTTATTTTATGAGGAGAAGGCTAAGTTCTTCATTTCCATGAACATTCAACGAATGAATCCTGAAATTGTTTTCTCGGTTGAGAACGGAAAAAAAACTTTGAAGGAGGTCATTTAATTTATGGGACTTATCGCAGCAGGCGTAGGGGCAGCGGCCATGATCGGCGGGGCGGCAATGTCCGCCGGGAAGAAGGTCAAGGTGCCCCAATTCCAGAAAGTGGATGTTGAGGGCGAGCAGAGGAAGGCCATTCAAAACAACTTGGCCAACTTCGACCAGTCATCGCAGCTTGCCTCCAAAGCGACCTCGGCGGATCAATCAATACTAACAGAACAGCTTAGAAAGGCGATTCCCGGCTATGACCAAATCATTTCCAAAGCATCCCAGAACATCCAAAGCCAGCTTGGTGGAGAGATTAATCCGGATGTATCTTCTCAGGTTCAACGATCTTCAGCGGCTAAGGCGCTTGCTGGCGGGTATGGCGCAAGTTCGGGCCTTGGGCGTAGTCTTACCGCCCGCGATCTTGGTTTGACCTCAATGGGCATTCAGCAGCAGGGGTTTGGTAATGCGCTCAACTTCATTCAGAACCAGCGCGGAGCGGCAACGGTAAATCCAATGTCCGTTTCGAGCATGTTCATTTCGCCTTCACAGAGGCTAAACATTGCCCTTCAAGAGAACCAGTCCATGTATCAACGCGACCTGATGGCCGCGCAGGTTGCCGCGCAGCCGGATCCGATGATGGCTGCGATTGGTGGATCAATCAGCAACATTGGCGGGATGGTAATGGGTGGTGCCATGGGAGGCGGAGGAATGGGCGGTGGTGGACGCGGTGGCGGCGGCGGAATGGCAAGCATGTTCTCTTATCGTCCGACTTATGGTAGCGTTGGTAGGTATTCGCCTTCGTACAGTGCTCCAGATTGGACCGGAACTATGGAAACTGGAGGATATGGCGGCATTGGAACTGGCGAATAAACATTCGGATAATTATGCCTGACTACCTTTCAGAAGCACTTGGAAGACAGCTACCAGCAATGCAGCTTGGCGCCTCCCTAGCTGACAAGGCAAGGAACTACCAGCTTTCATTGGCCCACCTGGCTTTGCAGCAG